GGGGGTTGCGTGAAGTCTTTATATCTTTATATTTCAATTATTTGTTTACTTATTTTTTTGTTTTTTCAAAATATTTGTAAGAATGGAAAATAAAATCTTACCAGAAATTATTTTTGATAAAGGCCCAAATTTTTTGTTAAATTATTTATTTCATAGCAATGATATGGTAAAAACAAACAATAATGAAGAATTATATTCATATTATACATCATTATTAAGATTACGACATGATTGTTTGCATTATTTTGTTTTAAAAACATTGAATTTACCATGGAAAGAAGAGGAACCAGTTAATAGATTATTAAAATTAGACGATGATAATCCAATTTTATTTAGAACACCGGATATTGTTTTTTTTGATGATAAAACAAAATTTTGGTTATTTATTGATGTCTCTGTTACATATGATATTGCCACTACTTATGCAAAAAAATATGAAAAGTACCAACCAATTGTCCTTTATTTAAAAAATAAATATGTTATTGATTCAGTTTTTATCCATATAAATGTGATGTCAAATATTAGTAATTTAGAAACAGAAATTAGAAAAATTGAATCTTATCAAAAAAATGATTTTGAGTTTTCTATTTACCAAAATTGTTTGGATATTATTGAACAAAAAAAACAATGGGTTTCTAACCATATTGATAAGGAATTCTTTGATTTGAAAAAATCCATTGATTTTTTAAAAATGTCAAATGTTGAACAAATTGGTAAATATAATGATTTGAGTGTTGAGAAAGATATTTTTGATAATTTTAACAAAAGTTTTAATCACTTATCACACATAGAAAATACTGTGAGTGAATATGATGAGGGGATTCTCATTGATACTTTGAAATCTATTTTAGATGATGAAACAGATCCTATTTTCCAAAAATTCATGGATAAAAAATGTGATAAGGAACAATTTGATAATGCAGTGAATGAAATCAAATTTAATAATGAAAAAAGGAAAAAAAGGGATCCGAAACCATCAATTCATTTCTTTTTACCAAAGTTTGAAATAATTGAGGAATTACCAACACAATCTGGGCAATTTGCAGAACAAAAAATGATAAATAATTTTTTTGATTTTTTGAATAAAAACAATCTTGGTAATTTTGATTTAAAACATCTTTTTATTTTTGAAATTGCTGAAAAATTTGAACAAATAATGAATAAATCTAAAAATAAAGATTTATTTACAAAGATATTTAATGGTGATTATCCAATTTTGTATGGGCAAAATACTTTAGATTTGCATAGAAAATTAAAAAGGATAACTCAGTATATTTATTGCTATGAAAAAAAGAAACAAATGCCACAACGCTTAAAGGATTATTTTTCAATTAATAAAGAAAATCGACAAATTATTTATGATTCTTGTTTAAAGGAATTTTCAGAATACCAATTATTGGGTTTTAAAATGGAATCCTATAGTCGTGAAAATTCATCATATGTTGATTTTTTAAGAGAAAATAATTTATTAATTAAAGATAGTAATGATAAAGAAATTGGTTATGTTATTAAACAAAAAATAGTTCATTCAAATCAATCAAATTGGTCAACAAATTTTAAAGCAATTTGGAGTAAAACAGGTATTAATATAGAAAAAAATACACCTATTATAAATAAATGGAATGTTGATGAGACAATAGAGTATGATAATTATCAACAAATTGATTATTATGTTAAACAATTATGTGACAATCATACTATTGCTAATTTTAAAGAGGTTGAATATTTGAACTATTATGAAACTTTTGATCATCCCATGGCGTCTAATATTAAAAAAAACATGGTTGATCAATACATGCCTGTTTTCGAAAAATTAATGAAAACAAATAGTTATCTTGCTTTACGTAATGCAAAAGATATCAGTCAACAACTTATTCATTTTTCCTTACTAAACATGAAGAATGGTAGTTTTGGGTTTTTTAATATTGGTATTCCGAATTGTTTATTTATAGTTGCTGGTTGTTATAATAAGGTCTTTTCAGAAAATGGTAAACCATTTATGTGTGTTGCAATAACAAAAGATGTTGATTATTATAAGTCTGTATTTGGCAAGGTATATATTACACCAATTTTGAAAACAAATTATTTTTTGGTAGTATCAAATTGGAGGAGATTACCAACTTTTAAATTAACACATTTACATGATGCTTTTTATAGTGTGGTTTCGTCAACAATGAATAGTTTTTTATCATCAACAAATTTGGAAGCTACTCTGTTACCTGGTAAATATGAGCATATTTTTGCAATTAGAACATTAATATCACTTTGTACAAATCAAAAATGTGCTGAAATTTTAATGGATGCTAGATATGCTTATATGTCTGCTTTTGCAACACATACAAATATTGGTAAATTATTAATAGAAAAATTTGGACCACCATACACCTGTGTTTTTGAAGTTTGGTTAATAAATAGGTTATTGACAAGATTGCCATTATTAAATAATTATGCTAACTCTTCTGGAATAAAATTGAAAACACCAGAATTTAGTTTTGGGAAAAGAATAAAAGAATCACTTGGTGGCGAAATTTATCTACCAGCTGTTTGGGGTGATTATTTACTTATTGATATACACGAGGTTTTGGATGAAACATTTATTTATGTTCATACAATGAAAGAACCATCAAATATTTTCCATGAAAATGTAAAAGCATTGGATACAATTATTAATTTCCAACTAAAGTTTAATGAATTGGAAGAAAAATACAAAACTGGTTCCTTATTAACAAAAAAAGATTTCAGAGATTATTTGTTGAAAGACACACAAATCGGCTTTTCCTCTGGTGTTATTTATCACTCAGTTGAACACACATTGTCAATGGAGAAACCAAATATTAAAAAAATTGTTCATGAGATAAATGATGAATCAATATCAGAATTAATAAGCACAAAAGCTGTTATTAGTGATGTTGATAGGGTTGTTATGGAAGATACAAATGTCCCAAAACGTTTTATTGCTAAACAAATAAAAAAAATCCAACAATATCAGGCAAAAGAATTAACAACTGTTGAAAAGGAGAATTTGAAATTTTATTATTTAAAAACAAAGTCAAAATATTATAATGAGAGAAAATCAAGACAAAAAGTCATAGAAACAATTTTAGATAAAATTGAAGATAACAAAAATATAAATACTACAGTTGATCTAGCAAATTATTTCATAAAAACTGAGAATGGTAAAGTTGTTGCAGATATTTGTATAAAGTCACAATATGGTTCTAAAAGAGAATTTTATGTAATAAACATTGGTGCAAAGGCATTAGCAAGATGTACTGAGCTGTTTTTTAGAAAATTATCAGAAAATAGTCCAAATGAGGCTATTTCAATAGCAGGTGACAACAAAATTTTAACAATGCAAAAAATGTTGGACAAAATATATTTGAATCCAAATATAAAACCAAATATGAAATTAAAATATGTTAACGGTGATTGCACTAAATGGTCAGCAGCAGAAACAATGGGTTCATTTTTATCAATGTGTTACAGTTTAAAAAATAGAATACCACAGAATATGTATAATGTTTTAATTGCAACATTTAATGCCTGGAGTAAGAAAAAAAATACAAATACCAATTGATATATATAACAAAGTTGTTGTCCCACAAAAAAAAGAATATTATGCTTTAAAGGATAAATTAAGTTTCCTTGTTGAAGCAAAAAATAATGAAAATAGTTATATTGATAGTACACAAAACTTTTTACAGGGTATGTTTAATTATAGTTCTTCTTACAAAGCTGTTTGTTGCTTAAATTATACAAAGAAAATATGGTCAAGGATATATCCAAATAGCACATTGATTTCAGAACACTTAGAACATTCAGATGATTATGCTTTATTAATTTTGTATGAGGATGAAAATGAATTTGAGAAATTTAGGGTTTTACAGAAAATAATGATGAGATTACATGGATATAATGATAGTGACAGGAAAACAAATTCACAAAACTTTTTTATGGAATTTGTATCACAATTGTCATTTAATGGTGTTATGCTTTACCCACAAATAAAAAAAAAGTAAAGAAGTTAATATTAGTTTACCATGTACTGGTTACAAAACTGATTGTGATGCTGCAATATCAAGGGTTGGTGAATGCATGAGGGTTGGTTGTAATCAAACTTTTCTGTATTTTTTCCAAAGATGGCACATGATATGTTTAACGACGGCATACTCATTGTTGCCAGGTATGTACAACAATATGTATCCTTTTGATAAAATGTTAAATCAACCTGTTGAAATGTTTGGAATACCAGATATGTTGCCTGTTTTCTCTTTATTTTGTAAAGGAAATGGTAATAATTACAGGTTATTCACTTACGGTGATATTAATGCAAGAATTCAAATTATTGTTCTCTTTGAATTAGCAAAAAATGTTTTTCAAAAAGAAGGATATTTGTCAGAAGATCCTGATTACACTTATAGTTTGTTTAATCCAAAATATCTCTATGAATTGTCCAATAAAAACATTTTAAATTTGAGAAGAAATATCAAATGGAGTCCTGTTGATTTGCAAAAATTTTGGGAAGATCATGCAGCTTATAGGTTCTTAAAGCCAAAAAACAGAGAAATGTTGATATCATGGATTAAATCAATGTTTTATAATAGGACTTTTTCAGAAGCTTACGTAAAGTCAACAAGAACCAAGATGATGATGCGAATATCAAACTTTATTAAAAACAGAATATTAAAAACATTTATACCACCAAATGAAATAGACAAACCAACAACTTTATTGTCAGAAAATGTTTATACTATAAAAGAAATACATAATTATATTGAAACTATGATTAATAATAAAAAAGAATATGCAATAAATCGCTTGGTCGATACAAAAGAAAATTATGATTATAAAACACAGTTATTAAAAATAACAACAAAATGTGATCCAACATATTCTGCAATTTATTCAGTTTTAGGCACATTAATAATTTCACACAAAAGAATGAAAAAAATTAAATATTATGCAGATATCAATGAAAACACCACCAAAAATAAGCACAATGCCAATATTAAATTCACCGGAAACAATTATACAATATCTCTATAATTTTGATGATTTTATTGAAGACAAGAGACATGTTATTTCAGAGACATCTTTAGCTGAAGATATTAAGAACATTAGAGACAGAATACCAGCTAAAATTTTAAGTTCAAAAAATCCAATGGATATTCTATCAGTTTACAATGATCTATCAATATCAAAATCTAAATCAATTGTTATGATAGGTTATAATAGATACTCACGCCAGTTAGTTGATGTTATAATTGATATTTTCTCAAATAATTTATACCCACATGTACAATGTTATGTGTCTATAGAAAAGATGTTAACTGTTATTGATCCATTTACTCAAAAAACAATGTACACAAGAGGACATAAAACAAGTATTGATACACACCAACAATCAATTGAAAATCTTACATTATGGTATACATATTGTTTAATCAAAAAAAGAATGTCAATAAGAGAAATAAACAATTTTTTTAGTTCTTTTATTTTTACAATTGATGCAGAGAAAAATGAATATTGTGATTATAAATCAATATTAAACACTTTCACGGAACCATACATTGATCGTTTTAATATTGATGAACATATAATCAAATGTGCAGCTTATTTAAAAGCAGAATTATTAGGTGATGTTTCATTGCTCAAAGTTCTGACAAATAGAGTTTATACATATTCTTATAGATGGGAAACGATAAGCAATTTTATAGGTAATAAGTATATGGGGCCAAGTAGTGGTTACTTTTCACATTATAATAAAACAAACAAATTTATTCAATTTGACGAGAATAAACCAATTTTATTATTAACACCAAAATTAGGTGATAAAGTATTTTTTATTCAGTATAACATTGTCTTGAAGATATACAATAAAATCACAGAATTTGATCAATCAAAATTAACAAGCACTTCGAATGTTCATGAAGTGAAATTGCCATTCGATTCAAAACAGGCATTTTTTGATTTTTGTCATAATGAAAGAATAATAACTATTTATAAATACAAAAATAACGAATTATTGCCAATCAATTATAAAGATTATGATAATGATGAAAAATATTTACCAATTTTGAAAACACAACACACATATAACAAAGGAACAGAAATAAAAATGGATTTAACAAAGTATGTTGGTAGTATTAAAAGAGATTATTTAACTGTTTTTGTTGGCAAGGAAAAAATATACACACTACCATTTTGGTTATGTAGACAACACAATAATCTTGAAGTTGTAGGATTCAAAAATAATTCACAAATACCAATAGATAAATTATTAAAAAACAACAATCTTTTTAACTATTTGACATTTAAGGAAATAATAAGAATTTTTGATGATAAAGAACTAATAACAAAAGATGTTGTAGACTCCACATTAAAATCTATTTTTAAAAATAAGATATATAATCACTTTAAAGGTGATGTCCTCGATTATATTTGTGATTCTAGAAATAAGACAATGTTTGATAATAATTTAAATCACATTTTAACAAGTCATCCTAATGAAAAGGAAAAAACATTAAGTATTGTTCAACCCCATTATTTTACTGAAGAATTAGAGAATAAAAAGACAGGGAAAGAGGAAATATCAAAACCAATGACATTATCAAAAGAAGAATTGTCCGTTTTGAGCAAATTTGAACCAAAAGTTGATTTTCTTGTTGACGTGGAAAATGATTTCCTTTTTGAATATGATGAAGAAACAATGGGTGATAAAGCCGATGAAGTTGGTTTTTATGAAAAAGAAGAAGATTTCCCGAAAGAGAACTTATCTTATTTGAGTAAAGGTAAACTTGAAAATATTTCTGGTAATTTCCAACAATTAACAATAAAGGATATTATTGTTGAAAGGCCTCATCAAAAGAAACAATTTTCAAAAAAAAACACAATTGGATATGAGAAAATCATTTATTTTGAAAAGATTAAACAATTTGCCGGATTTTGAATTCCTCTATGATCATAGTTTTTTAATGGATAATAAAAAGAAAAATTATAATATAATTGAACATTTATTGATTTTAAGACAATATATTGATTATTATTATAATTATAAAGATAGGGAAATAGGTATAGAAATGCATATTGTGTTGCACACATTATATGATTTATTATGTAACTTTTATATTCATAAGTTTGATTCCTCAATATTAAAATATGATTTTTATGATGATAATTTAAATGTTTACATTAATAAGACACTAACAAACATGACAAAACAACAATTTGAAAAAACAATGACAAGTAATAATGTTTTCCATAAAATAGTTTTAAATGATAATACAATAAACTGTGATATTAAGGTGGCACTTTATGTTTTTATTGGTGAATATAAAAAGGTGTATGGTTATCAAAATTATTTTTTTTGTAAACAACAATTTATTGAGGTATTAACCAATATAAATAAAACAACTCAATTTGATGAATTTTCTGAATTTATTTAATTTTTAACTTAAATTTTCCTAAAAATAAAAATAAAAAAATATTTTAAATAAACATTAATCGAAATATAAAATGAATAAGACTTCACGCAACCCCC